CCGTTCTCGCGGCCGTCGAACACGAAGTCGAAGTGCGCGCGCTCCTCCATGTGCTCGACGTCGTGTTTCTCCGCCTGGGTGTGGTTGTAGGCGAGGTTCGTCTTGGTCGTGAAGCTGACCCCGGCGTTGACCGTCTGTATCTGGATCTCCTCTTCTTTCGCCCCGCCCCTGTTGACGATGGTCCAGTCGTCGGCGGAGAACCCCGTGGTATCGTCCACGAAAAGCGTGTTCGTTCCGGCGTTGCTGTTCTGGTCTACGTTCACCAGGTACCGGCCGGACACGACCTGGTCGGCACAGAACTGGTGCCATGACCAGAATGCCGAGAGGTTCACGCCGCGCGGGGTCAGGGCCGTCACGTTGCCCGTGGCGCCCGAGTCCACGCCCTGCAGCGCCCCGTACGGGAGCCCCTGCGTGGAATCCACCGTCAGGGTCGGCGAGGACCATGAGACGACGGTACCGAGAAACTGATAGTCGGAGGCCGCACTCTGCACGGTCTCTCCCGGGGTGAACGCGCCGGCCACCCCGCCCATCGTGAGTTCGAGACGCCGGTCTATGTACTTCGCCAGGCCCCAGCGCTCGTTGTAGAGCAGGCCCAGCATGAGGTCGGCGGGGTTCTGCGTATGGGCCGCGGCGCTCATGGTCGAGGCCGATGCCATCTCCTGGACGATCACGCCGTCCACGTCGAAGGTCAGGTTCGGCGGGTCCCCCGTGAGCTGCTCGGTCGCGACCTCCTCGACGGCCGCCACGGCGGTGTTCACGTAGCGGAGATCTTCGAAGAGGACCTCCTGGAACTCCTTCACGTAGGCGTCGCAGTACCGGCGGTTCGCGGCGTCGTGGTCGTTCGTGACCCTCGTGATCTCGACGTCGTAGGTGTCGGTGGAAGGGAAGTCGCCCTCGATCCAGATGGAGAACGGCTCGCGCCGCCGTATGTCCTCGTCGTGGTAGACGTAGGAGGACCAGGCGCCGGGGCCCGCGTGCGTCCGGTACCTCAGAGAGACGCTGAAATAGGAGGAGTGAGCGTGCCCGCTATGGTCGAGGTAGTAGAGCCCGGAGGTGAACGTCACCTTGATGCGGTAGCGGTCCGCGTTCGTGGATCCGGAGAGCGTGACGGGCGTGGCCCGCACGAGTTGGTTGTTCTTCGCGGTGGCCGTGACGATCTCGTTGTGGCCCGGAAGCGCCGTCTGCGAGTTCGTGCCGGTCCTCGAATAGAACGAGGTGCCGGAATAGCTCGAGTACGAGACTCCGTTGATGTAGGCCGCGTTGATCCCGGAGATCGGCCCCTCGGAACAGGCTACGATGTTGTAGAGCTTGTCCTGGGAACTCGTTGCCGGCCGGGTGAACTGCGAGACCACGGTGCCGCCGACACGGTGCTTGCCCATGACCACGGGGATCGGCTCGCCGTCGTCGTAGTTGTTCTCGATTATGTCGAAGGCGTAGGTGGGGCCGAGCCTGCCGGACTTCTCGATCCGCTTGGCCTTGGGCTGGACGGCGTACTTGTTGATCGCCCACTCGCCGCCCTTCAGGGCGAGCCCCACGGCGAGGGAGACCCCGGCGCCGATCAGCGCAGCGGCGACGCCCCCCGCTACGGGCCTCAGCGTCAGGCGATCGCCCGGGCCGACTTCGCGCTCGCGCCAGCCCTGCTCGTCGAGCTCCTCGCCGTTCAGCTTCACGCTGAGGATGTCGAGCGCGTGGTACTCGTCGGGGATGTAGTCCCAGACCTTCTCCCCGGGCCGAACCTTGTGCGTGACCGACGGGCCTATAGGCCCCTGGTAGAGCACGAGGTCGGCTTCAAGCTCTTCTTCGGTGTACTGACAGCACGCGGTCAGCATTTACGCGCTCCCTAATCGTCCCCCGGTCGTATGTCGCATGGATGACGAAGCCCCGCCCGAGGTAGAGGGCGACGTGTCCGCCGATGGTCTTGCCGCCCTTCGACATGGTCAGGACGTCCATGGGTTGCCGGTCCTGCCAGGGGATCTGGACCCATTCCCCTGCCGCCTTCTCCGGCTCCTTCACCGGGTCGGTGATCTCCACGCCCGCCCGCCTGTAGATCTCCGCGACCAGGCCCCAGCAGGAAATGCCGCGGCGCAGGTTCCGCGAGAGCATCCGAAAGGGCGTGCCGATCAGATCGCGGATCCTCGGCACCTTCAGATGTGGCGCAGCGGAATCGCCGGGAAGCCCCCGTACCGGTCCTCGTTTGACATCGTGTCCCTGCATGTCTCGTATCTCTTGTCACAGCTCGTTTCGCCGCCCGCGTACCCGCAGGCCGCGGACTTGAAGACCCAGCGGCAACGGCAGCGGTATGCCTTGCAGGCCGGGACCGTCTCTCGCCGGAGGTCGTAGGTGCCGCAGGTGAAGGTCACGTAAGGCGGTTCCTCGTTTACGTCGGCGCGCTTGATGATCCCCCGGAAAACGACCTTGTCCGCGGCGCTCGAGAGGTTGTTCTTCTCGACGAGCGAGATGCTCATGGGCATGTTTCGGAACTTGGACGCTTCCATGTAGACGGACATGGCGAGGTCCACGTTCTGCACCGTGATCTTGACGTCCTTGAGCGTCCCCTCGTTGTCGGCCTCGATCACGCCCACGCCCGAGTTCTGCTTGGACCAGGTCTGCGAATCGAAGGTGACGTCCTCGATGTCGGTGGTGAGCCGGGAGATGTTCGAGCTGTCGCGGTGCAGCTCGATGAGCCAGACGACCGGCCCCGCACCCGTAAGGGCGTTCTTAACCCCGATAAACGCCGATGTCAGGGCCCTGGCCATGTCAGAAGTGCTCCACCACCTGAAGGGAAAGCGCGAACTTGCCGGTCTGAGCTATGAGGACCGGCTCCATCTCGAAGCCGTCCTCGAGGACGACCGTCACCGTTTCCGTGAAGTTGTTGCTGGTGGGCGCTGCGGTGCCGAGAGTGCCGGCGTTCGCGGCGTCGAGGTAGACCTTGTCTGCGTCGAGTGCGGTATGGTTGTATGTGAGGTCGTCCTCGAGGGTGAGGGTTCCCGCTCCCACCGAATCAATGACCCCGGACTCTTGCCTGGCAGTGCCCTCGCCGATGATGATGACCTGGCCATCCTCGAAGTTCGTGGTGCTCGCGACGTTCAGAACTTTCTGGCCCTGGTTAGAGTTCACGTTCACCGTGGTATAGGGCTCGGTCCAGGTGCCCCCCGAGGAGGAGATCGTGCCGGCGAAGTAGAGGGTCCCGCTTGACGTCCCGATGTAGACCCGGGCCTCGGTGACGTTTGCCGGGAACGTCTCGCCTGAGGCGGACATCAGGTTGTTGGCGTTGATCGCCTGGGACGTCTCCTCGCTGAGGTTCGTGACCTGTGTGCCATCGGACCAGGCGTAGGCGACGTAGTAGGTCCTGGCCCCTATCGTCCCGCCGGCGGCCGTGCTCGTGTCCATCGCGTCGTAGGGTCGGGCCAGCTTCGAGTGGCCGTTCTCGATCGTGAACTCCTCGGCGCCGCCGCCGCGGGATCGGTTCCAGGCGCGGACGGTTTCCGCGTCGTCCTCGTTTAGGTAATCGCAGGACCACGACCACTTGCGGCGAGGCTTGTCGGTGCGCCGGCGCCGGTGGATATGCCCGCTGCGGTAATGCACGGAGATCGGGCGCCACTCCTCGCGCTGCTTGAGCGGATACCACTGGATCGGAGCGCTCAGCGTAGGCCATGCGGGAGTCGCCATCGATCAGGCCCTCACCAATCCGTTGGGGTTGTCGTCGAGCATTTGCATCATGGCACCCCTGAGCGCCGGAAGGTTCTGCATGATGGCCCGGTTTGCGTCCTTGCCGTCCCAGGCCTGCACGCTGAAGTGAACGTTGATCTGGTTCCCGCCCCCTCCCCCGCCCTTCATCTCGACCGGGACCTTGCCGGAGCGCAGTGGGATGTGGGCTTCGGGACCGGCCTCGCCGCGGAGAACGAACTCTGGGCGCCAGGAGATCCCGCCATCGGCGAAGGCGCGGTAGCCGCCCGGGACAGCGAATGCGGGGCGGCCGGCGGTCTCGAAGACCCCGCCGTGTGCGGCGCCGGTGATCGAGGAGACGGCCACCTGCATCGCCGCCCGGAGGCCCGTCTGTATCGCCATGTTCGCGAGGCTTCGCAGGATGTCCTTGAGGTACTGCGAGGCGGGCTTCAGCGTGCCGTCCACCCAATCGTTGAAGGCGGCGAGGACCGTGTTGATCATCACGTCGCCGATCTCGAGGAGCGTCTGCTTGACCGCCTGAAGGCGCTCGAGACGCTGGCGCTGGCCTTCCTTGTCCTTCTCGGTGGCCCGGTCAATGTAGGCGTCGAGCCGCTCCATGGCCTCCTGGCTTCTCTGGATCTGCTCGACGTCCACGATGGGGAGGTTTGCATTGGAGAGGTCGAAGTCCGGGAGGGCCGCGCGCTCGTTGATGTCATTGAGAATGCTGTCGAGCTCGCCAAGGGCGGCCCTCTTTTTGTCCAGATAGGGCATGATGCCCTTCCCTCGCCTCTCCTCGGCGGTGAAGTACTTGGCCCATTCGATCCGGTAGTCTTTGACCTTGTCCTTGCCCTGCTCGAGCTCGTCGAAGAAGTTCTTCGCCGCGGTTGCGTTGTGGCCGAAGTTGTCCGTCAGGTGCTTCGTGTCCGTGATGAGAAGTTTCAGGTTTTCGCTGATGTCGGAGACTGTTTCCGCGGCAGAGGCCCGAGCCCTCTCCAGGCTGTCGGTCGAGAGGCCGAAGGCGTCCGCGATCAGAATCAGCCCCCCAAGGAATTTCTCTGCCAGCCAGTTCCAGGCATAGAAAAGGGAATTGCCGCCGATGGCGAGCGCGTTGATGCCGATTCGGATTGCATCTATGGCGTCGAGCACGTGCGCCGCTCCCACCCCGACCCACCTGATGGCCGTGATGATCTTCTCGGCGATCTCGGGAGCCTTCTTGTCCATGTCACCCATGCGGATGTTCACCTGGTCCATGCCCGCCTTCAGGTACTCGAAGACCCCACCCTGCATTACCTTGACCTGAAACTCCCACCACTGAGAGGCGAGGAGCGCCGTCATGCCCCGCCAGTCCTTCTCCGCGCGCTCCATCGCGCCGGGGAACCGCTTCTCCCAGATCTCGAGGATCCCCGCCCGGATCGCCTCCGCGGTCTTGTCCGTCTCTATGCGCATGTCCCCCGACATGAGGACGGCCCGCTTTCCAGTTCGGTCGAGCTGTATACCGAGACGGCGGAGGACCTCCGTTTCGAGGCCGATCAGGGCGGTGGACACGTCGGAGATGTTCCGGTCGAAAATGTATGAGACGTCCCCCACGGTGCGGATCATGCTTTGCGAGACGTCCACGCCCACGGCCTTGAGTTGCACGTATGCCTGGATCACATCGGAGGTCATGTGCGGCGTCGCCGCCGCGAATTGTCGGACCCATTTGAGCGTGGAGTCCGCCAATTGCTCGTTCTGGTCCATGACCGCGACGAGCTGCGTCCGGAACTTCTCCGCTTCCGCGCCGGCGTCTATGAACGACTTGGCGAGCATCCCGCCGCCGGCGGCGACCAGCAGGCCCTGGAGGGAGCCGACGATCCTGAAGATGGACTTGAAGGTGCCGCGCACCCGGTCGCCGAAGCGCTGGACCACGCCGAGGACACGCGAGAATTCCCGCGTCACCATGTCCTTCGCGCTGAGGATTACTCGGAGCTGTGTGTCTGAGATGAACACTGCGGCCTTTTCTCCTTCTTCCCCCGGCCCTTCTTGCGCTTGGCTTCCTCGAGGTAGCTGCCGATCATTCGCATCGCCTGGAGATACACGTGGGCCTGGTCATAGAGCCCCGCCCCCCGGCGAGTGGTCACGTAGTGCCCTTCGACGAATTGCCAGTAGAGCTCCACCAGCCGGCGAGATCTCCGCGTGACGAGGGCCATCGGGCATTGGTTCACCTCGATTTCCCACTGCGAGCCCTTGTAAAGCACCCACCTCCAAGGGCTGTCAGGGTCCGGGTCGGGCTCGCATTTCCAGACGGTCTTGAGCGAGGGGTCCGCCGCGCACCTGGAGCAGTCCCGGACGAAGCCGTTGTCTGCCGCCAGGTAGGCGGCGATCCTCAGTTTTTTGCTTCTTCCTCAGCGACGGTGTTCCCGTTCTCGATAGCCGCGGAGATGAGCGACCGTTGCGTCGGGTGCAGGTGCCGGATGTTCTCCCAGGGGCACATGCCGTCCGCGCCGGGCTTGACGAACTCGAGTTTCTCTCCCTGCTTCCAGAAGTTCGTCCAGCCCTTCAGGCCGATGCGAAGAAGCGAGAGGTTGCGGCTGCCCGCCTTGGTGTTCACCTTGATCCCGCCGCGGGACTGCTTGCCGCCCTTCTTCTGCTCCTTGACGAGCGCCTCCATCTTGGCGATGTCCGCGGCGCTGAACTCGATGGCGTCCTCGATCTGCGCGTACTCGTGCTCGTCGAGGGTCGCCAGGTGAAAGACCGAGCGTTTGGGGTCGTCCAATTCCCTGCCTTCGTCCTCCGGGAGTACGAAGTCGAACTCCCCCGGTATGAATGCCTCTGCCATGCGTGCCTCCATGTAGTTGCGCCAGGCCCCGGCTCTTACGTCAGGGCGAGGCTCCATTCGTCGTCCCCCGAATTCTTGTTGAGAGAGAGGGGGAGCTGCATGTAACCCAGGTCGTCGATGTTCTGCGGCTCGGG